AGGAATAGACGTCCATTCTTTTAATGCAAGTAAAATTTTTAATATTCCGATTGAAAAAGTTCTTGAAGAGGCGCATACAAAGAAAGTTGATCAAAAAAGTACTATGCGGTATATGGGAAAGAAGGTTGTGCACGCATCCAATTATGCAATGGGACCTCAAACTTTTTCAGATAATTTAGCAGTTGAAGATATTTTTAAATCTCAATCTGATTGTAAAAGGTTACTTCAAAACTATCAGGATAGGTTTCCTGGCTTAAAAAGATGGCATCGTTCAATAGAAGAAGAAGTTCAAGCATCAAGGATTCTTTATAATTTATTTGGAAGTCCGAGAAAATTTCTTGGTGATATGGGGCCAGCCTTATTTAGAAATGCTTACAGTTTTAAACCACAGTCAACTGTAGCTGAGTTATTAAATCGTGGTCTGATTAAAATGGTTAATGATCCCAGACTGGGCAAAGATGGTTTTGATATTAGGATGCTAACAACAGTGCATGACTCAGTACTGTTTCAATTTCATAAAGATAAAATCCCAAATTTATTACAAATTCTTTTAATAATTAAAGATCACATGAGCCATACCTTTACATATAAAGGAAGAAGTTTTACTATAGGATTAGATGCAAAGATCGGCCAACAATGGGCAGGAAAGACGGCGGAGATTAGCCCATTTACACAAGATAATATTAATGAAGCACTTGAAAAGATAGGAATAATTTTATGAAAAAACGTAAAAAAATACAAACATCAGAACAAAGATGGACATTTAAAAGACATTTTTACTATAAAGGAGTTCTAACTGGAACTAAAACACGAATTTATCAAATGTTGCAAGATAATAATAGTAAAAAGTTTCCCCGGCCAACATTAAGCGGCGAAGAAATTAAAAAACTTTGTAGTATTATAGATGTGCTAAATGATGTGCTTAAAAAATATGATAAAAATACTGCTCTTTTAAAAAATAAATAATTTTAGGAAATAAATATATGGCCAGGCAATTATCTGATTGGTTAGAGTATTATATGAAATATACACAACGAACAGAACCTCCTGAATTATATCATTTATGGTCAGGTTTAGCAGCTATTAGTTCCGCATTAAGAAGAAAGTGCTATTGTGACTGGGGAGCTCTTCGCGGGCTTGTTTATCCAAACATTTATGTTGCATTAGTTGGTCCTCCAGGTGGTAGAAAAGGAACAGCGATGAAAATTGCTAAATCTTTTGTACAACAACTTGGAATCCCACTTGGCGCTGATTCTTTAGGCTCAACTCAAGCATTATATAAAGAATTAATGGATAGCGAAGATTCTTATGTCGATCAAGGGATAACACGTAAACATAAAAGTATCTCTGTATGGTCAGAAGAATTCCAAGTATTTTTATCTGATAAAGATCAAATGCTTATCCCATCTATTACTGATTTATTTGATTCTCCAGATGTATGGAAGTATAAAACCTTATCCAGAAAAACTGAAGATATATCTAATGTTTGGCTAACAATTATCGGCGCTATTACTCCAGATTTATTACAAGCAAAGTTGACTCGGGAAGCAGTCGGCGGCGGCTTAATATCAAGAATTATATTTGTAGTTGGGCAAGGACCAAAACAAAGAAAAGCACTGCAATTTTTAACTCAAGAAGAGGAAGAAATAAATACCAATTTAAAAAATGATTTACAAGAAATAGCTAATTTAGCTGGATCATTTACCTTATCTAAAGAATTCCTACATGCATATGTTCGTTGGTATGAGCGTGATTATGATGAATCCGGCATTCCTTCAGATAAATTTCTTGGTTATAATCATCGGCGGCCACTACATTTAAATAAAATTTGTATGTTATTATCAGCTTCTACCACAAATGATTTAATTTTGACAGAAAAACATTTTAATAAAGCATTAGCAATTATGCAACTCACAGAACAATCTATGCCAAATGCATTTTATGGGCTTGGATTATCAAGTCAGGCTAATATTTATGCAAAAATACTTTCATTTATTGACTCAAAAGATACTTTTGATTGGGTAGAATTATTACGCAATTTCCATATGGACGTTGACAATATTACTCAGTTAAGAGGATATATGGAAATGGCAGAACAGAGTGGCATTATTACTTGTGAAGCATCAGCAACTACTTGTAGATATACTTCAATTAAAGAACTAACTGTTAAACATGATCCGAGTTATATTGAAAAAACAGTTTTTAAATTGATGGATAGGAATGTGGTTAAACAATTAAAATAGGAGAATAATTATGTTACTTGAAACACATGAGTTATTATCAAAACTTAAAAAAGAAATTCCTTTTAAAACAACAATAACATTATCTTTAGATGCTAATGAATTAGTTATTCAAGTATTGTTTAAAAAATATACTGTACCATATTTTTATTTTGCTACTTATACTTTAAATTTATTAACCGATCAAAAAGAGGAAATAATAATTACTGCCTTTGTACAAGAAGTAAGAGATTTTTATAACAATGCAGAAAATGAAGAATTGGAAGAAAGAGAATTATTAAACCAAACAATTAACTTAAAAGGAGAACCAAAATGACAGAACAACTCAACAATGAAGCTATCACCGAAGACCTGCCTAAAATTCTATTTTTTGACACTGAAACATCTGGCTTTATTAAAAAAGCATTAGCTGTTGATGATCCAGAGCAGGCATGGACAGTTCAAATCGGCGCATTGCTTACAGATACAGAAGGAAAAGAGCTTGATAAATTAAATGTTATCATCAAAGCTAATGGCCGTGAAATGAATTATCATGCCGAACAGATTCACGGTATTAGTATTGAAAAGGCAGATAGTGAAGGTATTGAAGAAGTTGATGCAGCAGAACAATTTGGCCTTTTACTCCAGCAGGCAAGTTTAGTTGTTGGTCATAATTTCGATTTTGATTGGAAATATGCACAGCATTTGTTAGAAAGAAATATGAATGATCTTAGTGATGAGGCAAGGTCAGCTTTTTATCTTGACGTACCTAATCAATGTACAATGAAAGATAAGAAAGTAGTTAAATTTTGCGGATTGAAAAATAAACTTGGTCGGATTAAATGGCCTAAATTAATTGAACTATATGAAATCTTATTTGAAGAAGGTTTTGATGGTGCTCATGATGCCTTTGCAGATATTACCGCAACAAAAAATTGTTATTTTGAATTAATTAAAAGAGGAATTATTGACTCAAAGCTTGTGGATGAAAAGATTTAAAAACTCTAATAAACAAAGTAATTGCGGTTCATAAATGAACGGTGATTATTTTGTTTAAAAATTAAAAGGAGAAAAAATGATTCTTGCAAAAGTAAAAACATTGCACAATTCAACAGTGTCAGGAGCCAGAAAAAATGTAAAAGATATTAATATTGTTGGCAACGGCGATTCTTTCAGATTATTATTCAAAGCTTCAAGTGAAGCTGAAGGATGGATGAAAAGTACTAAGGCTATGGATGTTGGTCATGGTTGTGTAGTTCAAACTACTACTCAGCAAAGAAATAGTGATGGGAATTATGTGATTGCTGATGCAGTATGTTATGTACCTAATGTAACTATTGTTGAAGATGAAAATATGGGCCGTAAATTAATACCGAAACCTATTAACGAAAGGAGATAAATATGAACCAAGTTGATTTTGAAATAGAATTTAAAAAATCTGTAATGCGAAGTAAACTTACTCTTATTGACAAAGCAAAAGAATATGCAGCTAAAAATCTAGATAGACTTAACCAATTTTATCGCGCCGCCAAAGTACAAGGAGTAAATCCAGTAGAAGCATTAATTGGCATGGCGACTAAACATTACACATCTATATGTGATATGGCAAAAGCACCAAAAGATTATAATCTTCGTCAGTGGAATGAAAAACTTAGCGATCTTCGCAATTATACATTTCTTTTGGATGCGTTGGTAAGAGATATGGGAATTGAGTAAAAATGTTATTCAGCTAAATGCTGTCTCGCTTCGCTCGACAGGGGCGGCTCCGGCGCAAGCGCCTCCGCCTTTTCGGGCGGTTGAGAATTGAAGTTATGAACATATCTAATCAGGAATTTCTTCATACTATTTTCAAATCAAATTTCATTTGGGCGCATGTAACCGATTTCTTTCATGATCCTGGAAAAGGCTTTTCAAAAGAGGCGGCCCGTGCATGGCTTGGAAATTATTATGTTGATCGCCAACTTCGAGATCGTGCAAATCAATACTTTGCAATTAGTCTTTTTCATTCAATCAATGACACAGCTCGGCGCAGAAAAGAGTTATTTAAGGCTGCTTATTGTTTTGTTATAGATGATATTGGAGAGAAAATCCCATTGGATAAAATAGCGCAGGAAGTTGCGCCAAGTTGGATTTTATCTACCTCGCCGAACTCACAGCAATGGGGATATATCTTAGCCGAGGCATGTACAAAACGAGAAAAGGTAGAAACACTGTTGCATGGTTTAGTAAATAAGCTTTGTTCAAATAATGTTGATCCTGGAATGTTGGGCGTGACAAGATATGTAAGGCTGCCCGAAGGATATAATACTAAAGCAAGTAAAATGAAACTTAATAATGGGCAGCCTTACAAATGTCAAATGGTTTTATGGAATCCTAAGCAGCAAGCTACGATAGAACAATATGCAGAAGCTTTTAACATTGATCTAACAAAAACAAGTTTTAGGATAGAAAAAACTGCGCCTGACTATCCGAATGATTTTTTCATGGATCATCCAATCTGGAATGTAGTTACGTTGAAAGAGCAGTTGTCTTGTAGTAAATATTATGTTACTTGTCCATGGATTGATGAACACACAGATGGCGCCGATAATGGAACAATGTTATTTATCAGCGAATATGGTTTATTAGGTTTTAAATGTCATCATGGGCATTGTGCGCAAAGGACAGGAGGTGATTTAATTGAAATGATTAATCTAGGTTTTCCAGGCTGGCAAATGAAATATAAATCATATGTAAAGAATATGAGAAAGTTATATGAAGAAAAAGTTGCTCCATGCCCGATAAAGTTTAAATCATAAAGGAGAAATTATGTTTATAATTGGTAGTATTTTTACATTACTTGGAGGTATCTTATTATTTCAAAAAGAATATACTTGGAGTCAGACATGTCTAATTATTGCGCATATTTGGTTGGTCGGAGGTTTTTTAATCCATCACAATATCTTTACTTCTTGGTGATTTACCTTTCTCAAAACAGTCATTCCCAGCATAATAAACAGCACTAAAATAAGTCATAACCCGGCGTAATCTAACAACATCCAACATACTATCTTCTGTCGCTCCTGTTCCTGGAGTCTCTTGAATCAAGACTGTCATATTCCATAGAAAAACCCTATCGGCAATTTTCTTATCTTCAAGAGACTCCCCTTCGCTGTACATCCAATCATGTATTTTGCAAGCAAGATAAATTGACTCTCCATACATGGTATCCGGTACAAACCAATCACCAATACTTCCCGGACCACAGCCACCAGTTTTTTCTTCGATCTCTTCTTCTGAGGCTAAAAAATAAGATTCTGGTGCAATTAATGTCCATCCTTCAACATCTAATTGAATAAGCCTAAATATACTTGCCTGCATGGAATTAATCCTTCCCGATTTACTTTGTAGCTAAATCAAAATAGCGCTGACGAAATTGTTTCTGAGTTGCTTCTAATTGACCAATCAATTTTAGGACATTTGTATTTTGTGGTAACTTTTTCAGTTTATTAATTCGTGTAGTTATTTTGCTAACTGACTTATGAAAGTTTTCATAGATTTTCATCTGTTTAAACTCTTCCATATTTGCCTGCAGAAAGAATCTTTTATCATTTGCTTCTTCAAAGTCTTTTTTAAATTTTCGAAATTTCTTTCCAGCAGCGCTGAAATCTTGCTCTTCAATACTTGGCCGATATTCACTTCCGCGACCAACATTCCAGTAAGCTAATTTTCCAATGAAAGGTACTGATTCCAGTGTACGCGATTTTTCCATGTCAAACATACTAAGATCTAAAATATCTTTAGAAATTGAATTTACAAACCTAAATGGTGGAAGTACCATCTGAGCAATCGCAGTACCGATTCCTTCTCGTCTTGCCTGCATTCTTACATGCCTATTAGCGCCGCCCATGGTAAGAAAATTTTCAATTACTTCATCACTAAACTTTGTTTCTTTTCCCATCATAAAATCTTTAATCTCATCAGCGCCAGCATTTGCAAGTGCAAGAACTCCTACAAGGGCAATCATATTTCCTATTGCCTTTAGTTTTTGCTGAGCATCACCATGCCTTAAAGCTTGCCAAACTTCATTACGAAAGACATCAAGTTGTTTTAAACCAAATGTTTTTAGCATATATAATATACGCCAATTACCACCTTTTAAATAATATTCCGGCATTTCAGATAATGCTACTGGCTGAAAATCCAGCAAGCGAGAATATAACAACATTTTTATATTTTCAGATGGTTCAGCAGTAGAATTTTGATCTAAGGCCAACAGTTCATTAATTACTTTATTTGACTGATTACCAAAAGTTGGGCGAATTTTTTTCAGTAATTTAGCTCTACCTTCTTCTGTGCTTGCTTGTCGTTTATATGAATCGAAAGCATTATTAATTAAAAACTCTTTACCAATGGAATCAATTCTTTCAAGCCCAACTCCTTTAAACACTCTTGATACTGCGCGGCTTAAAGAATCAAAATCAGCAAATTCTTGGGCCATTCGCTCAATGCCAAGATCTTCTTTTGTGATGTTAGATCTTTTAAATAATGCTTTAGTTAAATTCTTTATATTACTTGGTAGGCGTAAAGGATTCCATATTTCTCCAACATACATTGCCCAAGCCATATCACCAATTTGTGTCATGGCTGCCATTGGATTACCCATAACATCAATATAGGCAAGATTTTTATACCAATGTACCGGGCCAGTTGTCCCACGCTCATGAAATCTGGCGGTCAGAATATCTTTTACTGATTTTTCATCTTTTTTATTCAACTTACCGGCGAGCATTAAATCATTAATATACACACCGATGTTTTCTGTGTAATCTCGATTATCCTGCTTATAATCATCTAACTTTTGCTCATAGTCTTGAACATTACTTTTAAGTAACTTAATCCTTTCTTCTTGTGCGGATACAAGATTTTGTTGCTCTTCAGTCATTGCTTCACTTGCGCCGAGTGCTGCAAGCTGTTCAAGTTTCAATAATTCTGTTTGCGCGATGTTTCTTTTTCTTTTAATGGTAGCAATTCTTTGAGGTACTTTACCAAAAAATCGTCGCGCCTCAATCTTTTTAGTCATACTATAAATATAGCCCATCAAAGCTGAATCTGAATCTTCATAAAATTCTGCATATTCATCAGGGATTTCAGGAAAAACTCTTGTTTGTGTATTACTTGGTCCACCCATACCTTCCGGGCGGCCAAGAATTAAATTACTAATAATATCTGCTTTAAGATCAGGATATTTAGCGTCCATCTGAGCGACAGATAAACCGAGTGATTTTGCTTTATTCTTTATGGCTTCTGTAAAGTCAGCCCGCCTTGAAATTCCTTGTGTTGCCTGAAGAAAACCTTCTTGATCTTTAAGTACTCTT